GTTTATTTCGAATGTCTTGCACGCTTGATGACAACTGGTGGACTTATGATTTGCACGTTTACCCCTCTTTTAGGGATGAGTGAAATCGTGCAGCTCTTTATGCCAGTGGTCGGTGAGGAAATAGCATGATTGAAACTGACGACGAGTATGAATTTGTTTTCGAACCGGGCGAGATAGTTTCAAGTCATGTGATTTGCCAAGGCCCGCCACGATGTAATCTTGTTGGTCAAGATGCAATAGATGCCCAAATCGATGGATGTGTGTGGTGTCAGAGATATTTGTGTGATCGCATGGGGCGCGAAACATTTATTGAGCCGGGGGAAGCGTGAGCCGATTTTGTCTCACAATGGGGTGGGATCATGTGCCTCATCTTACCGAAGAACAAAAGAAATCATATCTTGAGGCTCTTCCGCCATTTCAACGAGACGCAAGGTCTAAAGGAATTCCTCAATTAGGATCGGGTGCGATTTATCCAGTTCCGGAGACTGATGTTTTTGTTGACGACTTTCCGATTCCAGATTTTTGGCCAAGAGTCTACGCAATGGATGTTGGATGGAATAGAACGGCTGCATGTTGGGGCGCTTTGGATCGAGACAACGACATTGTTTACATTATTTCTGAATACTATCGTGGGCAAGCTGAGCCCGCACTTCACGCACAAGCTATATTGTCACGCGGTGATTGGATAAAGGGAGTTATTGATCCTGCGGCACGCGGTCGATCACAAAAAGATGGTTCACAGCTTTTACAAGACTACATAGACCTAGGACTACAAATAGATGTTGCTTTTAACGGTGTAGAGTCAGGTCTTTATCAAGTGTGGCAAAGGTTATCGACAGGAAAACTTAAAATTTTTAAATCATGCATAAATATGCAAAAAGAATTCAGACTCTATCGTAGAGACGAAAAAGGTAGAATAGTAAAAGAGAACGATCATTTAATGGATTGTCTCCGCTATCTCATCATGAGCGGTATAGAAAGAGCTATTATAAAACCAAGCACTAAAAAGCCAGAAGAACGTATTTATGACTACGGATCCGAAGGCGGTGGATGGATGGGCTAGACCAAATCAAGTATAAAAAAGTAAAACTCGGTTTATTTTTTTACACCACGAGAATTAGTTGGTGGAAGAAAAAACCAATAAAAGTGTCAATGATCTATTAAAGACAGCAAAAGATCGTTTCCAATTAGCGTCGGAATCCGAGTCTGAAATTAGAAAATTAGCACTTGAGGATTTAGAATTTCGCTCAGGAAAACAATGGCCGGATGAGGTTAAGCGAGATCGTGAGCTAGAACGTCGACCTTGTCTTACTATTAACCGCATTCCGCAATTCATTCGTCAGGTCACAAATGACCAACGTCAAAATCGCCCATCTATTAAGGTCAATCCGGTAGACGATAAAGCTGATATCGAAACGGCCAAAGTTCTTCAAGGTATTATTCGGCACATCGAATATAATTCAAATGCAGATATCGCATATGATTCTGCGTTTAGTTCGGCTGTTACACATGGTTTTGGTTATTTTAGAATTATCACCGACTATCTTAGCGATGATTCATTTGAACAAGAAATCTTAATCAAACGAATAGTAAACCCATTTAGTGTTTACTTTGACCCGAACCACACAGAGCCAGATGGAAGTGATGCTGAGTGGGCGTTTGTATTTGATGTTCTTTCTGAGGAAGAATTTAAGCAAAATTATCCAAAAGCAAAACTTTCTCAAATGGACGACTGGCGAGCGCTTGGAGATGGTGACGGTTGGGTTGATCGCGACACTGTTCGAGTCGCAGAATATTTCTATAAAGAGTACGAGGAAATTGAACTTGTACAAATGAAAGATGGAACAGTTTTTAAGGCAACAGAAATCCCTCAAGATGTTCCACAAGAATTCATCAAATCAAAACGTAAAGCAAACGTTCCGTCTGTTAAGTGGTGCAAAACAAACGGGATTGAAATTTTAGAAGAAACGAAATGGTTAGGAACTTATATTCCTATCGTCCCCGTTCTTGGTGATGAGATCAATGTAAATGGGAAAAAGACTCTTGAGGGGATTGTACGTCACGCAAAAGACCCACAACGCATGTACAACTATTGGGCGACAAGTGAGACGGAACAAATCGCACTAGCGCCAAAGGCTCCGTTTATTGGAGCTGAGGGTCAGTTTGAGGGTCACGAGGCAAAGTGGAAAACGGCCAACGTTAAAAACCATGCCTATCTTGAATATAAACAAAAATCTTTTAATGGCCAGATGGCTCCTCCGCCACAGCGGAATGTTTATGAGCCGGCTGTTCAAGCAATCACTAATGCTCGAATGCAATCAAGTGAGGATCTTAAAGCTACTACTGGTATTTACGATGCTGCCCTTGGTGCTAGATCAAATGAGAACTCAGGCGTTGCGATTCAGAGACGGAACAATCAATCACAGACTGCAAATTTCCACTTTGTAGACAATCTTTCGCGTGCAATTCGCCACACTGGACGAATAATTGTCGACCTCATTCCAAAAATTTACGACAGCTCTAGGGCTGTAAGAATTATTGGCGAAAATGATGAACAACAAATAGTCCTTATTAATCAAGTATTCGAAGACGGTGGAAAACTCGTCGAGCACAAGCTTTCCTATGGAAAGTATGACGTGGCCATTTCAAATGGACCAAGCTATGCGACTAAACGTCAAGAGGCTCTAGCGTCAATGCTTGATCTAACAAGAGCTTATCCGCAAGTGGCGCAGTTTGCGGGCGATCTGATGATTAAAAACATGGATTGGCCTGGTGCTGATGAGATCGCTGAGCGGATTAAAAAAACCATTCCTCCAGATATTACTATGAGCGAGAAGGACAAACAGTCCATTCAAATTCCTCCTCAAGTACAACAACAACTTCAACAAATGGGTCAGATGATTGAGCAGTTAACAAAACAACTGCATGGGGCCCAAGATCAAATCGAGCAAAAAGAAAGAGAGATTCAATCTAAAGAGCGAATTGAGCTTGCGAAGATTGAAGCGGGAATGCGCGAAAAACTTATCGATGTAGCTGCCAAAGATTATCTCAAATCGTTCGAAGCAGAGATCGCGCAATTGGATCAAAGACAAAAACAGCTCGAAGCAGAAACTCCCTTTGAAAGTGAAAGTTACGAGAGCGCGGAGGGCATGTCGCCCCTGATGCCTCAAAACCCAAACAACGGAGTTATGCAATGAGCATAAAAATCGTGTCTACTACTGACACACCCGAGGCTGTGATAGCTGCAAAAGGCGGTCTGGTCTCTGAAAAAAACGTAGAGTCTTCTGAACAATCAGAGGATACAAAAGCCGCGACAACTGATGAAACATCAGATGTTGAAACTCAACCAGAGGAATCGGCCCCCGAGGAAACAGAAGCAAAGGGTGATGAGACCGAGGAAGACGATGAGTCGGCCGAGGGAGACAAAGAAGATCGACCCAAGAAAAATCGTGGCTACAAGAGAAAGATAGACAAACTCAATGTAAAGCTATCGGCACAAGAACAAGAGTTGCAATATTTGCGTGAGCAAATGGCGCGCTTTGGTCAATCGAAGCAAGATGTTGAGCAAAAATCATTTTCTGAAAACCAAGATCAAAAACCCAATCCAGAAAAGTTCGAAACGCATGAGGAATACGTTGAGGCCGTTTCTGATTGGAAGGTTCGACAGCTTTTAAAGGAAAATGAACAAAAGCAGAAGGAAAGTGAGCTTAAGCAAGAATACCAAAAACAAGTTTCCACGTATGAAACTCGGGTTGAGGAATTCGTTCAAACTCATGAAGACTTTTATGAGGCCATTGATGGCGTTAGTGATGTTCGTCTGCCAATTGCAGTGCAAGAAGCCATATTAACATCAGATGTTGGCCCCGCTATAGCTTACGAGCTTGCAAAGAATCGCAAGGAATTCGTTCGAATTTGTTCATTAACCTCGACACAAGCTGCTCGAGAAATTGGGAAGATTGAAGCTCGTCTAGAGAAAGCTTCTGAGCCAAAAGAAGAAAAAAAAATATTTAAAAAACCAACTCAAGCTCCCACACCAATCAAGCCTTTAGGAGCCAAGTCAACTGCGAATTCAAGTGAATTCTCCGAAGACATGGATTTTCAGGCTTACAAAAAGTGGCGAGCAAAACACTCTTAAGGAGAATTTAAAATGGCAAATAGTGTATTAACTATTTCAATGATGACTCGAGAGGCGCTTCGCATTCTCGAGAACAATTTAACTTTCGCTAAAGGCGTTAATCGTGAGTACGACGATCAATTTGCAGTAGGTGGAGCAAAGATTGGCGACACGCTTAACATTCGAAAACCAGCTCGCTATGTTGGTCGCTCTGGCGCAACTTTGAGCGTTGAAGATCATACTGAGACAAGCGTTGCTTTACAGCTTAACAATCAGTTCGGTGTTGATGTTAACTTCACATCGAAAGATATGACGCTTTCTTTGGATGATTTTTCAAAACGCGTTGTTCAACCAGCCGTTGCAGCAATCGCCAACAAGCTAGACCGTGATGGATTGTCTCTTTATAAAGACATTTATAGTGCAGTTGGTACACCCGGAACAACGCCAACCACTCTTAAGACATATCTTCAAGCCGGTGCAAAAATGGATTACATGGCGACTCCTCGCGATGGAAACCGCTCTATTGTTATCGATCCAACTGCACAAGTTGAAATCGTAGATGCTCTTAAGGGTTTGTTTCAATCTAGCGATCAAATCAAGTCTCAGTATGAGTCTGGGAACATGGGTCTTGCCGGTGGTTTTAAATGGAACATGGATCAAAACATTGTTACTCACACTGT